GTGAGTAGATTGCTAACCTACTGACAGGTAGATAACGAAACCTACTAGCGGGTAGACTACTGACGGGTAGATAACAACTGACTCGCGGGTAGATATGCCGACCAGGTGGTCAGGTAATGACGTAGGTCAAATCGACTCGAAAGTAGTTTAGCGCATCAGATCTCCACGTTGGTCACCAAAAAAGCGCAACGGATTTTCCGGCAACAACACATTGACCACCAGTTTTTGTTGTGGTAGAACAGAGGGACAGGAGGTGGTCATGAACCGACTACGAGAGTTCCGCGAGATAGCGGGGTTAAGCCAAAAAGAATTGGCATCTAAGATTGGAGCTAGCCAACAGAGTATCTCTTACCTAGAAAGCGGTGAAAGAGATGGAAGGCTATCCACATGGAGAAAGATATGTGACGTACTAAACGTCAACATGTCTGAGCTATTACCCAAGCTGTGGGAAAAGCCGTAGTACTAATACTATCTTAGTATCCTAGTATCCTTGAGTATCTTTGGATGCTTAAGAACTTAAGATACTTAATAGTATATACTATCGCGCGCGCGTACGCAAGGGGTGAGTTGTGTTGTGTAGATACTGGTGGTGTCTGGGTGACGGTTACACCTGTCGCCACGCTTTGACGATTAGGGTGAAGTATGTCTGAGGAGATAATCCCTCGTTCAATAGATGCAGAGGGAGAGGTTCTAGCGGCATTGTTGTTAGATCCTCGTTTGATGGATGAGGTTTTGGGAAGGGGTCTTCGTAAGCAAGACTTCTATCTAAACCGACATGGTATGTTGTTTGATGTGATGTCCGAGTTGTATCGGGCTTCTGGTTCGTTTGATGAAGTGATGCTTAAGCAGCGCATGGAGGACGTTGGTATCTGGGATGCCTTTGGCGGCGCTATGTTCTTGTCCAAGGTTATGGACAGGGCTGGCACTACGGGTAACCTTCCTCGTTACTGCGACATTGTTTTAGACAAGAGCATGAAGCGCAGTATCGTAGAGGCTGGGGATGCTGTTAGCCGTCTTGGTTATACAGACCTTCCACCTCTTGAGGCTTTAGACCAAGCCGAAGAGCGTCTTCGTTCTTTGTACAAGCGTAGCGGTAGCGCCGATGGTGTGTATGCCCATGACGCTATGAGGGAGTATCTAGACCGCGTGGACTCTATCCAGCGTGGCGAGTATGAGGATACTGTGATCCCAACAGGAATCTCATCCCTAGACGAGATGCTATCTGGGGGCTTTAGGCCTGGGTGGCAGGTCGTAGTTATGAGTTGCCCTGCACACGGCAAGTCTTCACTAGCTGTGAACAACTTCGGCATGACTGCGGCTAGGGCAGGATTCCCTGTTTTGATCTGCTCATACGAGATGAGCGAGATGGAGGTCTACGCTCGCATGGTGGCTGCTGAGTCAGGTGTGCCCGTTCATGTACAGCGTAGGCCAGGAATGGACCCATATGACCTGTCTCGTGTGAAGAAGGCCGGTGACGATATCGCGCCACTGCCTATCATCGTAGAGGGTCCTAAGTGCGGTAGCATCTCCGCTATCCGGCGCGCTGCTAGGCGTATGGCTGTAGAGCATGGGCGCATGGGGATGGTCATCGTTGACTACCTCCAGTTGATGCGCGGGGGCTCATCGAGGCGTGACGGCACACAGGAGGAGGGGATCGCCGCTAACAGCCGTGGGCTCAAGCTTCTGGCGGTGGAGCTAGGGTGCGTCGTTGTCCTGCTGTCTCAGCCCGTCCTAGAGGCCAAGAGAGCGCGTAAGCGCCCCCACATCTCGGATGCCAAGGGCAGCGGGGCTATCGAGGATGACGCGGACCTGACGTTGATTCCTTGGCTGCCCAGTAAGGTCGACAATGTGGACCGGTCATTGGCGGAGATAGGTATCGATAAATTTCGTCATGGCGCTGCGCGCCATTTAACCCGCGAGGACGTGCGCTTCAGTGGTGCTCGTATGCGCTTTGAGGGGATGTAATGAAAGACTATTACATGGGAGTAGACCCTGGTCAGTCAGGAGCGGTTGTTGTCATCTCTAAGTCTGGCCAGTGGATGGGCACTGTTCGCCTGTCTGAGCCATCTAAAGAGATAGCTGACTTTGTGTCTTTCTGGGGGAGCAACGTGCAGCTATGCATGTTTGAGAAGGTAAACGCCATGCCCAAGCAGGGGATAGCGAGCACGTTCAAGTTTGGCACGTCGTTTGGTTTCTGCATGGGGATTCTTACTGCCTGTAGGGTTAGGTATGAGATGGTGACTCCTAACCAATGGCAGACACGTATGAAGTGCAGGACGAAGGGTGACAAGAACATAACTAAGGAGTTGGCTGGCAGGCTGTTCCCTGATGTGGAGAAGATTACTCACAGGGAGGCGGATGCCATGTTGTTGGCTGAGTATGCTCGCAGGTACTCATTGGGGATCGAGTGAACTACTTTTTTGTTGCCCACATATGTGCAGTAGCACTAGCTTGGGAGTCGCCTTCTCTGTCTCCTGGTCGGTTCAACACTTGCACAGAGGTTGGTATGGCGGCCATCGCTAGGGGGGTAGATCCTCCTCTGGCGGTGGCCCTGTCATTCACAGAGTCTAGGTTTAATCGCTATGCCGAAAGCCATAGGGGTGCCCATGGGCCCCTTCAAATCAAGCCAACTTTCCACTGCCCGGACAGGCGGTTAAAAGGTTGTGACTTGATTAAGGCTGGAATTGGGGCCATTATCCGTTATCGTAATCGGTATGGCTCAGACTGGCTATGCCATTGGAACTCAGGCAACAGGTGCTACCGCAAAAGCAGGCGGTTTGCCCGTGTTGTTAATAAGAGGCGTAAGCTTCTCAGGGGAGAAAGATAGTGGCGACGACCAAGAAGAGCGCGACGAAGAAGAAGGCCGACAAGAAGACCGAGGCATCGCCGGTAGGCCGTCCAAAGAACCTAGTGAAGTTGACAGCCAAGGACGTCCCATATGGCGTCTGTGGCATGGTTGAGGGCCTTGCCCACAAGATGGATCTAGACTCAGAGACCGTCGTTACCCTCGCGCTTCTCCATGTCTATCAGCAGCAGCGAGTCTCCGGCTTGTTTGGAGTTCAGCAGCTTCTTGAGCGACAGAAGGTATACCTTGGCTAAGCGCGCCACAAAGATTGAGCGCCCAGGGGAAGAGGACATTGAGATTCTTCCAATCTCTCAGTTTGAGATTGTAGAGGGTCTTATTGCCGAGGGGATCAAATCTATCAAGGAGAGCCTTGATGTCCTCTTCTACAACCCTGGTGAGATGGATCCTGACCTAAACGCTCTTGCTACTAGGGCCATAGCCCTTAGCGAGACCAAGGGTCTTGAGTCCGCGCTGTCAGCCGGTCAGATCGGCATGCATAAAAAACATAAGATGTGCATCCCAATCCTTAAGAACATGCGAGAGCGCCTAGAGGCTAACGCCCCTGATGGCGATAAGATCGGAGATATGGATCTCGGCGTGTTCGGCCAAGACATCGTGGACTTCCTAACAACCATGCATAAGGTCATGTGCGATGGAACAAGCGACAGAAAGCGAAGAACCTACCAGAAGGCATTCACCGCCCATAAGCCGGTTCCCAAGGTTTAACGCCCACCTAGCCAACGCCGTCTGCCAAGGAATACGCAACGGCTACACGCGCAAGATTGTGGCGAGCCGACTAGGCCTTTGCACTAAGACCGTGACCAACTGGCTCGACCATGGCTCTAAGCCAGACGCACACCCGCTAATGCGGCAGTTCTATCTAGACTTCTGCTCCGCGTATGAAGAGGCGACCACAACCCTCGTAGACTGCGTCAAGTTCCACGCACAGGACGACTGGAAGGCCGCAGCATGGCTCCTTGAGAGAACCAGGGATGAGTTCCGAAGGTCTCCACGCATGGAGCGCCATGTGAAAGACGAGCTTGATAGGCTGGCCATCGAGAAGGCTGAGGCCGAGGTGCAGTTCACACACGCCAAAGTGCTGGCCCTGCAAAAGACCGTGCTCGACCCAAAGGAGATTCTCCCCGTCCTTAACGCTGTTCTGGAGCCGCCAAAAGAGGAAGAGTAGTGGACCAAAGGCTAGAGCAGGAGATATCCAGATGCGCCAAAGACTTCCGCTATTTTTGCCAGCACCTGAGCATCGTGGACAAAAAGGGGCGGATGATCCCCTTCGCCATGAACGAGGCTCAAGAGAAGTTTGTCTCTCATGTAGAAGAGAACCCATGGACCTACATTCTCAAAGCACGCCAGCTTGGAATGACGACCATGATCGCAGCACGGTTCTTCTGGCGAGCACTGTTCACTCCCAACTTCAGAGTGGGTGTGCTTGCTCACAGGACCGAGTCCGCACAGGCTATATTTGAGATATACAAGAGGTTCTATGAAAACCTTCCTGTCTTTCTTAAGTTCCCTACTGAGAAGGCTAACGTTCGCGAGCTATCTTTCTTCCATGGTGGATATATCCGCGTTACTACGGCAAACTCTGAAAACTTCCGCGGGACAACCTACCAAGCACTCCACTGCTCGGAGTTCGCGTTCTGGGGAGATGTAGAGAGAGCAATCGCGTCTGCATTCCAGACTGCCGGACCCAATGCTGAGATATACCTAGAGACCACAGCCAACGGCATGAACGATGCCCATAGGCTATGGCGAGAGCAGAGCGGGTTCTCAAAGCTATTCTTCCCATGGATGGATGACTCAGCCTATGTGGCCAGCAAGCCCAAGGGCGGTGTTAATCCTAAGATTAAAGAATACGCCAAAGAGTTTGGACTGACCGATAAGCAGGCCAACTGGGCGCACAGCACTTACATGTCTAAGTGCATGGGGAACTGGAATACGTTCCTCCAAGAGTACCCAGCCACGGCAGAGCAGGCCTTCATCTCTAGCGGTGAGACTTTCTTTGACACGGTATACCCCCATGTACAGCTAGAGCGGGGATACAAAAACTACATCAAGCCATCCAAGTTCCGCGTGTACTCCTTGGGGGTTGACGTTGCATCTGGCTCTCCATCTGGGGACTTCTCTTCGTTTTGCGTGATGGACGTAACAGACAAGAAGTCACCCACGGTATGCTCGACCTTCTACGAGCGAATGCCCCCTCATGCATTCTCTGAGAGGGTGAGGCAGGAGGCCATCAAGTACAACGCCTTGGTAGTGGTAGAGTCCAACTCATACGGCCTGTCTGTTCTTGAGCACCTTATGGGCAACAGCTACGCCTATATCTTCAAGCGCACTCAATACGACAAGATGGCGGAGCGATGGGTTGAGAAGGTTGGCTTCTCTACAAACGTGTCTACAAGGCCGGTGATGTTATCCAGGCTTCATGAATACATCTCAAAGAGATGGCTTGAGCCTACCGATGACAGAATGAAGTTTGAGATGAACACGTTTATCTACAACGACAGGGGCAAGCCAGAGGCCGCTCCTAAGAAGCACGATGATATGATCTTTGCCTATGCGCTGACGCTTATGGGGTTAGATCAAATCGAGCAAGTTAAGGACGATGTTCAGTCAGAGAGACCTAGCAATCTGCGCGAGATGTTGCAGTTCGAGTTAAACACTGGCAAGGTCTTCAAGAAAGCGGACGCCAAAAAGAACACCGATAGGTGGGGAGTTCCGCTGTCAATGCCTTCTCTGATGGATACATCAGGGTCGTAATAACCCGCCCACGTGGCGTTAAAAGGAGAGTGCTATGGGTTTTCTTAACGATGAAGAGGTTGGTGCGCTAGGTGACTTTCTCGCTAGTGAGGAGGACTTCACTGAAGAGCAGCAGCCTGAGTTAGAGGCCCAAGATGATTCGTCCGAGCCCGCTGAGGACGTTAATGAAGAGGCGGAGGCTGGAGAAGTAGAGGCGCAAGGGGATCAAGAGTTCGAGGCAGACGACAGCCCTGCCGAGGACGATGACCCCACCCCGGGCCACCGTGTCCCGTATGACCGGTTCAAGCAGGTCCTTGAGGCTCGCAATGCTTACAGATATGAGATTTCTCAGATGCGTGAGCAGATGCAAGAGCTTCAAGAGCAGTTTGATGCGCGCCAACAAGCTCCAGTGGCACCTGCCAAGCAAGAGCCTCAGGATGAGAACGAGGCGTGGTTGCAGTCGGTGATCAACGACGATGACCCGTCCTCTAATCCATATTCTCAGCAGTTCCAGACCATGGAAGACCGGATGTACCAGCAAGAGGTGCAGATGGCTCGCTATGAGTTGGAGGCTGAGATCTCAGACGCCCAGAGCGTCTTTCCTGATGTCCCGCGCGAGGTGATGCTACAGGCTGTGGCGAGTGACCCTAATGTGTCAGCCTTGGAGGTTGCAGAAGGATACTCGGCCTTTATTGCTGAGGTAGAGGAGGCTGCTCTGGCCGACTATATCTCGCAGCATGGAGTGCCGCAGGAGCTTGAGCAAACCGAAGAGCCTCAGGCAGAAGAGGTACGACGACCGGCGAGGGCCGGAGCAACTGTCGAGTCTGCTGCTCAAGAGGCAACAAGGCCTGCTAGCGTCAAAGACGCTTCAGAGATGCTTAGGGAGTTCATGAAAAGTAGCAACCCGTTTATTTAGGAGTAGCGCCTTATGGCAGCAAATCAATCAACTCTTTCAGCGATCCTGAAGGAGTTCTATCTTGGACCCGTACAAGAGCAGCTTAACAATGAGATGCTCATTCTTCAGACCATGGAAAAGTCTACCGTAGACTGGAATGGTCGAGTCGCTATTATCCCAGTTCATATCGCTCGTAACCGCGATCCTGTGACTGGCACTAGCGGCGTTGCTTTCGCGGCTGAGGGCGGCAATCTGCCGACCGCTGGTGCTCAGGGCTATGCTCGCCTTGAGGTTAACGCCCGCTTCCTCTATGGCCGATTCCAGATTACTGGACCTGCCATGTCGGCTGCCGGTAAGGGCGGTGCAAACTCGTTCATTGGCTGGATGGATGCCGAGATGAACAAGCTTGTCACTGACGTTAAGGACACTGCTGATCGCAACATGATTAGCGGTGGTCGATGCGTTGGCTTCATCAACGAGCGACACAACAACGCGGCTGCTGCCACGTATGAGTTCTTTGGTGATATTGCAAAGCTTGAGACCATCCGAGCCGCTGTGGCTGCGACTGTTGGTGCTCCTGAGCTTCGCGTTGATATTGTCCGCATGGACACATACGCCGCGAACCTTAATGCAAACGGCGATGCGTTCCTTAGCGTTGCTAGCACCGACGCTACTGCTGGCACCTTCACCGCTGGCGCTGGCGCTGCGGGCACAATGGACCTGTCGGCCCTTCCGGCTGGTGTCGCGTGCGCTGTTATCGTTTCGGCGGTGCAGGATGGTGGTGCTGGGTCTCCGGCGACTGTGGCTGCGGAGGTCCTCGACAACGAGCCTCTCGGCGTCTTCGGCAACATTGGTCTTCAGTCTCACTTCGGCGTTGACCGAACGACGGCTGGCGCTGGTGTTACCGGGCAGGATACGCTCCAGTCGACGGTTGTCACGCAGGAGACCTCTCCGGGCGGCGCAGGCGCGGGCGACCGTGCTGATATCAGCCTGACTCGAATCCAGGGTGTCTTGGATGAGGTCCTTCTGGTGTCTGGCAAGGAGCCTAACGTCATCTTTATGAACCCTGTTCAGCGTCAGAAGTATGCTGCTCTGTTCCAGCTTACTGCTGCTGGCACCTCTGCCGTTATGAACATTAACGGTGAGAAGGCTGCGACTCTGAACGGCGGGTTCTCTGGTCTGGCTTATGGGTCTCTGCCCATCAAGACTTCTCGTCACGTGCCGAATGGTGGACTTATCTTCCTTCGCACTGACACCTGGAAGATTCTTGAGCTTGAGGCTCATGCGTTTGCTGACATCGACGGAGACGTTCTCCTTCGAGTTCAGAACCAGGATTCGTATGAGGGCTACTACCGATGGTACTACAATACCGTTTGTACGAACCCGAACCAGAACGCGATTCTGGCAGGCCTCACGCTGGTCTAAACCCTCTGCGTAGCGGAGATTAAAGTGCAAGACGTCCTCATGCTGAGCCTGCTCACCCTGGCTATCATGGGGGCGTCTTGTCTTTTTTTGCTCTGCAAGTTGATCGTTTTGAAGATCGAGAGGGAGAAGCGGGAGATCAAGGCCATTGATGACTATGCGTCTACAGTGGACAGGGCTCCTATCTTAGATGTGATATACGGGGAGGAACACTATGGCGCAGGATCCTAGATCATTCGCAGCACAGGGAATGCTTGGCGCTCCCATTCAGCGAGCAACCCCTGTTGGGCCCAGGAATAGGCTTTTTGAGGGTCTTGAAAAGGCTGCCAATATTGGATTGCAGGCGGCGGCAGGGGGCTTTGGTGGCGCGGCCCAGAACGCCCTTATGGGGAAGATCTTTGGATCTAGAAACCCCGCACTGCAAGCGGCAGCCCAAGATAACCAAATGCTTAAGGACCGTCTGTGGGTCCAGAAGAACTGGAACAAAGACGTCATGGGTGGGGGATAATGGAAGGCTTCCCAAAGAATATCGGCGGAATCATCACGGAGTCTAAGAGTGAGAAGAACTCTGAGCGCCGTCTATGGGACCTGTCTCTTAAGTTTGTAGAGGGCCGCCAGTGGCTTTCGTATGACAAGAACATTAGCCAGTTTGTTACCTCTAGACTGAACTCAGAGTCGCAGTCCAGGGTAACGGTAAACCTTCTGCTCAACATCTACCGTAACGTTTTGTCGCGGCTCTCTTTGTCTTACCCGTCTATCGCCGTCATGCCTGCGTCGCCCTCAGCTGAGGATGTGTTTAAGGCCAAGGCTAGCGAGATGGCTCTCCAGTACTACTGGCACAGGGCTGACATGAAGCTTCACATCGAGAAGCTGATTAAGTGGCTGCTCACCTGCGGCACTGGTGCGACTCACACTTACTACGACTCAGGCTCTGGCAACATCGTGTCTGAGGTGTACGGGGCTTATGACATCTTCTTCGAGAAGGGGGTGATCCATCCTGACGATAGCCGGTGGGTTGGCCTTCGGTCGTACTCTACAAAGACAGAGTTGATGAAGGTGTACCCGGAGCACGCGGAGGAGATTAAGATGTCTTCTGTGCCTGACTCTGAGAACTACGGGTTGATCAGTTCTGGCACAACCAACGAGCCGCCCAAGGACAGGGTGGAGATTATTGAGATCTACTGGCGCGATGGACGCCATGCAATTGTCACTGGGTCCACATATCTCCATAAGGGCAAGTGGACTACCAAGACATTCCCTGTTCAGATCTACAGATACACGGAGATCCCAAGGCGTCTCTGGGGAATCTCTATGGTTGCCCCTGCTCTGGACCTACAGTTGCTTTACAACCGAGCACGGTCACAGGTGATCCACAACGTTGAGCTTATGGGCAACCCCAAGTGGTTGATCCCCAAGACTGCTGGCGTTAGCTCCCAGTCTCTGACATCTAGGCCCGGTGAGAAGATCTACTACAACCCAGCAGGAGGAGCGCCACAGCAGGTGGCAGCAGCGCCTCTTCCTGGGTACATGCTGGACAACATCTCACGCATTCAGTCTGAGATGATGGACACCGTGGGCATTCACTCTGTGACCCTTGGCAAGCGCGCCGTTGGGGTGACCTCTGGCAAGGCAATGACGACCCTGTCAGAGAAGGACACCAGCCAGCTACAGATTACCCAAGAGGGCATTGAGCGCGGAGTGACTGCACTTGGCCGCCTTGTTCTTGAGTTGATGAAGAAGCACTACACCGAGGACAGGATGATTAGGATCCTGGACCAGTACGGGCAGGTGACCTTCAAAGCCTTGAAGAACACGGACATTGTAGACAAGCCGGAGATCTTCCTACAGGCCGGGTCTCTGTTTAGAGACGAAGCTCAGGACCGAGATGCCAAGGTTATGCAGCTTCTTGAGATGGGCCTCATCGAGAAGGAAGATGCCCTGCAAGAGCTTAGCTTCCGTACAGGCAATCAGAACGTGTCTGAGAGGGCACAGGCTATCGGGCATGCTCAGGATATGCTTGATGCAGTTAAGATGGGCGGTGAGATTGAAATCTTCACATCGGATGATCTCGACACCTTTAAGAAGGTCTTCGCAGAGTTTGTCAGAACCAAAGACTTCTACGAGTTGCCCCCGCCAACACAGGAATACCTCCGAGATGTACTGGTATCTATTGCGACAGCCCAAGCTCCTCAGGAAGAACACGAGGCAGTCATGGCGTCCAAGAAGGTCTTCCCACGCACCTCTGCACAATCTGACCCGGCGTCAGTTGCGAAGGCTATAGCCCTGCCAGAGTCCCAAAGCGCACAGCAGCAGGTGGCCCAAGAGCAAGCAGCTAAGCAGCAGGCCATTGGAAGCATGGCCGCCGCAGAGAGGCTTATGACTAGGAGATCAGAAGGCGCTATGTCTAATATCAGACAGGGCGGAGGTATTCTGTAATGGCGACTACTGACTACATCTCGAACGTCTTGAGGACTTACATTGATGAGCCTGACCAGACGTTTGTCGATGACGCTCTATTAGTTAAGTTTTTGCAGATCGGATACCAAGAGTTTCGTAACCGCGTCATGCAGTGCGATCCAAACATCTACGCTGTAGAGGCCGTGTACACGCTGCCCAGTACGACGGAGCTAGACCTGACTGCCACCAACCCAGATGGAGCAGCTACGCCTATTCTTGGGGCCAACTCCGTTGCCGGGTCGCAGCTTGAGATGCTCATTGCCGTGTACAGGCAGGACAACACAAGCGCCATCCCAGCCAGGATTCTAAATCAGGTGCAGAGCGTTCAGGCGCTTGAGGCCACGAACAACTCGTACTTCTTCTCCAACAACAAGATTACGTTCTCGTATCAGATCAGCGGACAAGCTAGGGTCTCATACGTGCCGTCGTCTAATATCGATTGGACTGTTGTTGGTGGGTACATCGACGACATGACTCTGTTTCATGACCTGATCGCTCTGTATGCGTATAAGCAATATGCTATTGTTGATGCCGCAGAGAACGGGCCGTTGATCTCCCAGCTAAACAAAAGGGAGTCGGAGTTTATGAGCTACCTTACGTCCAGAACTACGGGTGGCCCGAACTACGTGCAGGATGTTACGTCGTCTATCTTGTTTATGTAGGAGTCACTAATGGCCGTTAGGGGTCGAGAGGTAGAGGGGATCGCCGGAGGCATCGAGGCGGCCTCTACGGTCAAGGGTGCCTTCAATCAGAACATGATCTTCCGTCGCATGTCGGCGGAGACCAGAGAGGGTTTTGGTCAGGTCGTAGAGCTTGATACGACCATGGCTGCTATTGGGTGGGAAGAAGTCGTAGGTTCTGTTGACCCAGATCCTGACGAGCTATGGGGATACAAAGAGCATCTTGGCTCTTATTTGATTAACACCACCAATGGCCACAAACAGGTTGTCAGCGTATTCTCAGCCGATGTAAGGACGGGCGACAGGCAGTTTGAGGGGACAACTCCTTCGTCTATCGGAGAGTTCACCTCTATCTACATTGTGTCGATCTACGACCTGACTACAGATCAAAGATGGGAAGAGCCTATCTATGATCACACATCGTCATTCTCAGCCGATGGCGCGCTAGAGATGCCCGACTGGCACGGCAACTACGAGACCTCTTATGACCAGCAATACCTTTCAACTACGTCAGGCTCTGCTACGTTTGGGTCTTACGCGGGGGGCACTTACGTCCTTACGGCGGATTATCAAAGATGGATTCATGCTCCTGACCCAGATTCTCCGTTCTTTTTTACAGAGCTAGATGACGTTCTGTACTTTGGCAACAAGCACACCGGATTGCTTGCCTACTACCCCTCTTCGTTCAGGGGCAAGTGGAAGGGAGATGGATCTTCTAAGAACTACGGCACCATGCGCCGTGATCGATCTAAGCAATCACAGACGGTAAAGTTCCTCAGCGCCAAGGACACTTACTCTGAGTCTTCAGTTGTTGTAGACGCAATCGCTGTTGATGGCCCCTTTGATGGCTTTGAGTATCTGAATCAGAGCGAGTTCCCTAAGCCTTCAGGCATCGCGTCTATTGATGCTCGGCTCGCGATGTTCTCTGGCAAGGAGATCTACTTCTCAGACGTCTTGTACCCAACGAGCGTGGTGCCAGATAACGTGTTGTTTGTCCCATCCGAGGAAGACATCACAGCCATTGCAGAGCACACTGGCAATCTTATTATCTTCACAGAGAACGAGACCTGGCTGTTTAGGCCATCGCCTGGGTTTATCATCGCAAGCGGCAACCTTGTAAGGCTGGCTGATGGCATTGGCTGTGCGTCTATGACGTCAGTCCTTAAGGCGTCAGGCACCCTGTTCTGGATGGACATGAGGGGCTGTTATCGACTGGGCGGTAGTTTGTCTATTGAGAGGATCTCCGACGACATCGAGCCGTTCTTCAACGATTTCATCACCAACCCAATCACAAGCTACTACACCACCTACAACAGCATGGCCGCCTACTCTGACATGATTGAGCAGGGCTCCATGCGACTGTCGTTCAATCCTAAGATGGTTAGCTCTTGCTACTTTGCAGAGCTGGAGACTGTGGTGTTTTGCATCCCAGAGATGGGAGGAGCCATGTGCCTTAGCTCAGAAGGCGGCTGGGCGTGGTGGTCTTTTGAGAGCAGTGCTGTGCAGAGGTATGACGGGGCAGCCCTTGAGAATGTTGTTGGCGTCGCCAAGAACATCAGAAACCCTTGGGTCGTATGCGACAATGAAGAGATGTTTATTGTTAGCTCTTACGGCAAAGACGAGCAGGGAGAGAGGGTAAACCAAGTAGGCTACGCACAGCTTGGCGACGACAGGCAGACAAGGTCTAGGCCATACTCAATCTTGCGGTACGGCAGGGGAGGGTCAATCGATAGAAGCCTAGAGCTTGGCGAAGACCGTAGGTCACTTGCTGGGCAGTGGAGGTCTGTGGATGAGGTCGCGGGCTTTGCAAGCCTTAGCGACCACTACCTGTATGTTGGCAAGCCAATCCCAATCCCTGCTCAAACCACTATTGGCACCGTAGGCGGGTCTTTGTCTTTGGCCACGCTCCCAGGGTCTGTATGGGTGCCTATCGAGCTTGTGCCTGGAGACAGGGACAGCGCAGGCAACGCTATTGACTATCATATCCACAACATATCCATCTCGTTTACGTTTGACTCAGACAACTGGGAGACTATCCCGGCTGGCACTGGGCCACAGACGGGCGTTGGCTCAGACCCCCTTTGGTTCTTGCCCCCAGAGAGGCAGATTACAGAGTCAGGCTGGGACGTTACGAAGCCCCTCGCAGATCGAGTAACCATTACCTACAACGCGGCAACACCCGCAACCAACAGGCCGGTGTTTGGTGCCGCAGTCCTTAATGCCAACAAGAGACAGACCAACAGGTTGATCTACATCCCATTTAGGCCAAAGCAAACCATTCAAAAGGTCTATGCTGCCGAGCAAGGCATGGGGATAGACATCGACACCAAGGACATCAGGGCGATCACCGCTGTTGGAACGTTTGACGCTTACATGGCTATGCGTGCGTACATATGGGAAGAGACAAGGCTTGGTCAGGCTGAGAAGTTTAACAACCACAAGGCCGTCTATGTCTCGACAAGCACGACCCCTCATACGGAGTTAGTGGCGCAGCCTATTGACTGGGCTTACAAGACAAAGCCCATAGCTGACGAAAGCAAGACTCAGATCAAAGGCAGGGGTCTTAGGATTACAGGTGCATCCAGAGGCGCTGCTACCAGCAGGCTAATTGATAGCTGGCCTACAGGTCTTTTGAACACAATCTCTGGCGCAGACTACAAGGAGTGGTCGTCCCAGGTGGTGGACATTATTCCCGAGGGAGATGCCGCTAACACCAAGGGAGAGAAACCTGCGGTGGTATTGTCGGCAAACAAGCAGACTATCAGGACAAGATACAAGAACTCGTCAACTGGTGCGTTGGTTGGCAATACATTCAACACTACCAATGGCCCTACGTGGGGAACCCCTGGTGTTGCTAACTCCTACAACTACATCACGGATGAAGAAGAGACCACCCTGCTAAGCGTTAGCGATGGCATTCGTGGTCAAGCAATTAGCTACATGATGTGGGGCCACCTACAGAACAAGGCTGAGAAGATTATCTTGCACTCGGCAAAGATTGTTATCCGCATGCTTGGTGGTGTGAGGAGGCGAGGTAGATGAGCGAGAGGGAGATCATCGACATTAACGCTGATGTTGGGTCTGACCTCAACCAGCGGACAAGGGAGTCTAGCTTTGATGAGCTAACGTCTTTGGCTTTTGGGAGAAGCGGAGATCCTGTAAAGGAGCAGAAGAAGTCGTTCAACTCCATGAGGCTTGGGTCTAAGTCTAGGCCGTTTAGCCTAAGCAAAGACTTCACTTCTATGTTTGGATCTCCATCGTCCTTCAGAGCGGTGAAGACGTCGTCTATAAGCAGCGATGCTACACTCACAGGTCTCGAGGTTTTCAGCGAAGAAGCAGACGCTGACAAGAACCAAGTCCACGTAACAGATGGCGCTACTGCTGTGTTTATCAACTGCATGTTTAGGCGCAAAGCATCTGGCATTGGCACCGACATGATCAAGATTGATGAGGGATGTGCTGCCGTGTTTATTGGGTGTCGCTTTGTGAACGGCGTATACCCAATCCTTAACAATTCAGCCGTAGCCTCGGTATTTGTGATTGGGTGTGTTAAGTCAAACGACAGCGGCGGTGCCTACAACAACCCTGACGGCAACGCTGTTTCCAACACGGGGTCGCTATGAGCCATAGCCATCAAAAGTCTATCCGTGTGCTCACAGACGTTCAGATGTCTGACGGCACGTCTGTCGATAGCACAAGGATTGACAGGGCCCTAGACGAGTCAGCTGACAGGTTTAACAATCTAGAAGAGGGCGACTTCTCAGAGCAGTTTACTAAGTCTAGCTTTGTGTTTGGGATGCAGCCTTCCCCCATTGTTCCGGTGCCAGTGTCAGACCAGCCCCACAACCCAGGGACTAACCAGCCTGGATGGGGGGATATAGCCACAATTGAGACTAGGGCTGACGAGTACCCCATCTGCGGTCAATGGCTTCCGTGGCTGCCGATTGTCAACCAGAGGTATAGCTCGATAGCCACCGATATTAGTGGGGCGTCGTATGATCTAAAGTTCGCTCCCCTTGACGGGTACACCCCTCCTGATGGCTTTCAAAACAAGTGGAGGGTCAAGGGTACAAACGTCTTATCTCGGAAGGACTTTGGTCTTGTTAGTAATATCGGCAAGTCCAAGCTGTCTGATGAGATGGGCAGGGAGGTGCCTTGGTTTACAACGGCGTGGAGGGACTTTTGGTCAGGCGTCACCAACTTTGCCGATTACGATCAGACCGTTCACGAGCCTGCGCCTCAACGCAACTGGCAGTTTGCTTGGTCTCACTCATGGGAGTTTAACGATCCTGTTATCGTTGATGACATGATG